ACAGTGACGTTTACCAGCGTTGCGGCCACCCCCGGTGTCGTGAATTGGCCAGGCCATGCGCTTGATGTCGGCGCGCCTGTGGTGTTCACCTCGGCTGGCGCCTTGCCTTCCGGCATCACCTCCGGAACGACCTATTACGTTCTGGCGGCAGGCTATACCCCGGCTGCGTTCACCGTCGGCGCAACTCCGGGCGGGACTGGCATCGTTACCACTGGCGCCGGAACCGGGGTCCATACCGCGAAGGGTAGCCCTGTCGGGCAGACGGACATTTTCTATGCCTTCGCGATGGGCGGAGCGCGTCAGGGTGGGGACGCCAACACCGGGAACCTGCGCGCGTGGACGCTGGCGGTGACCACCAACATCGTCGAGGTGTAACGAACGGCTGGCGGGAAACTGTCAGCCTATGCCGGGGGGCGCGAATGGTTCGGGCGCGCTCTCCGGCAATCCCGAACCGGACCTAAGGAACGAACAGCATGGATATCGAAAGCATCAAGGTAGATCCAGGCCTTATCGAAGGCGGACAGTGGGTCAGCGACATTCCGGAAATGGGCGATTTGCGGTTGCGTGTTCGCGGCCTGTCCAGCCCGCAGGCTACGGCTCTGCGCACTCGCCTGTTGCGCGGCCTGTCGAAAAAAGAGCGTGAGCCGGATGGCAGCCCAAAGCACGAAGCGGCGCTGCGGATCGGTGGGCAAGTGCTGCTGGAATGCGTCTTACTGGAATGGGACGGCATCACCAGCGGCGGCAAGTCGGTGCCGTATTCCAAGAAGCAGGCCGAGGCATGGCTGACGGACCCGCGTTATCGGAACTTCGGCGATGCCGTGGCATGGGCGGCGCAGGTGGTGGACAAGGGCCGGGCCGAGATCGCTGAGGAAATCGCGGGAAACTCGCCAGCGCCGTAAACTGGGCGCTGACCAAGGCCGAGGCATTCCATGCGTTTGTCGATCAAGGGCGGGATATCCCGGAAGACTACTGGCCGCCCGAGGTGCTGTATCCTGATTGGCTGGAAGCGTTCTGGGAGTGCAGCACGGATCGGCAAATGCTTGTTCTCGCCGGAATGGAACGTGTTGAGGTAAACCCGTGCGCCATTCCGGCAGCGTCAATCCGTGCTGCATCGCAGCACATGACGCCGGACGATGCAGAAATGTTCCGGGTTTGCATCAGGGCGATGGACAGAGAGTTTCTGAATATCCATCACGGCAAGTCGGAAGCGCCGCCGCAAGAAACTGCGAAAGATGCTTTCCGCGCGGCGTTCAAGCGATGATAGACGGCCCGCCTTGCCCGGTGGGCCGTTTTTGCATATCATGCGGCAAGGTTTCAAAGGGGCGTGATCAATGACAGAAGTTGCCGCCCTCGGGCTTAAGGTCGAAAGCGAAGCGGTTTCCAAAGCCGCAGACGATCTGGACAAGTTTTCCAAAGCCGCAGACAAAGCCGGAAAAGCATCTGACGACTTTGAGGACAAGGCGAAGGGCGCTGGCGAAGGCGCAAAGGACCTTGGCGATGAGGCGGGTAAGGCCTCTGGCGGTATGATGAAGCTTGCGGCGGTGGCGGGGACCATCGCCGGGCGGTTGGCGGCGGCGTTCAGCGTCGTCGCGCTGATCCGATACGCGGACGCATGGTCAGACATGCAGTCTAAGGTTGGCGCCGCCGTCAAGGATATGAGCGCCGCGCCTGCGCTGATGCAGCGGATGGTCGATCTTGCCAATGCCAGCTATTCGCCTCTGGCGCAGACTGTCGAGGTCTACACGCGCAACGTTGGGGTTTTGCGGGCGCTGGGCAAGACGGCCAACGAAGCGGCAGACTTCACCGAGGCCTTGAACCATGCGCTTGTGATCACGGCGACGAAAGGCGAGCGCGCGGCATCGGTGCAGGATGCCTTGTCGAAGGCCATGGCGGTTGGCAAGCTGAGTGGTGACGGGCTTGAAACCGTCCTAGCCAATGGCGCGCGGGTGGCCGAGGCTCTGGCGGATGAACTCGGCACTACCGTCAACGGTCTGCGGGGTATGGCCTCGCAAGGCAAGATAACGTCAGACGTGATTGCGAACGCGCTGCTCAATTCGCTGGTGCAGTTGCGGTCTGAGGCTGGCGCAATGCCCGCCACTGTCGCTGACGGCATGACGCGGATCGGCACGGGCCTGCAATACCTGATCGGGGTAATTGATCAGACCATTGGCGCAAGCGGCGCGCTGGCCGGAATGCTGGTAATGGTCGGCGATACGCTGGCGAACATGGCGATCTGGGCCAGCGAAAACGGCGCCACCATTCAATTCGTCTTTGATACCATGATCGGCACCGCGATTGCCGGGGCAACGTATCTGGTGATTGGCTTCGCTGCGACGTGGGTTTCTTCCATGCTGGCATCAGCCAGCGCCACCAGCATATTCTCTGCGTCTCTTGTGGCCATGCGGGCGATCCTGATCAGCACGGGCATTGGCGCGCTTGTCGTCTTGGCCGGGGTGCTGATCGGGCAATTCCTGAAACTTGTTACTGCGGCTGGTGGGTTCGGCGCTGCGATGGACCTGCTTGCCCGCGTTGCATCCGATGCGTGGAACCGGATGGGCCTCTATATGGATGCCGCTATTGCCAGCATGTCGGCGGCTTGGGAGGACTTGAAACAAGTCGTCTTCTCAATGGCCGATGATGCCATAAATGCGGTTGTGACGTTCGGTGACCGGACGGCCGCGATCTTCCAGGGGGCCTACGATGCGGCGGTGGCCATCTGGGGCAGCCTGCCGGGTGCCATCGGTGACTTTGCCTTCCAAGCTGCAAACAGCCTGATTTCCGGTGTTGAGTCGATGCTGAATAGCGTCGTGACGAAGATTAACGACTTCATCAATGGCCTCAACTCCGCGCTTTCCATGCTACCGGAATGGGCTGGCGGTGGCGGCGCGCTGGCAATCGGAACGCTTACTCCGGTCAATCTCGGGGAGGTTGCCAACCCATACGCAGGCGGCGCGACGGCGGCTAGTGGCGCCGCTACGGCTGCATTCAATGCGGCCATGAGCCAGACCTATGTAACCGCGCCGGATACCGGGCTTGCCGCGATGGGTGCCGCTGCTGATGATCGGGCGGCGGCTTATCGTGAAGCATCTGGAATGCTGCAAGACGCTGCATCCAAGCCGAGCGGCGCATGGGCCGAATTGAAGGCGCTGATCTTCGGAGTCGAAGAAGGCGTAACCGCCGTTACGCCAGCCGCTGGTGCGGCAGGTGCCGCAATGGAAAGCGCAGGCGATGCGGCTGCGGCTGGGGCCGGGCGGGCAAAGGAGGCAGTTGACGCGCTAAAGAAGGCGGCGGAAGACTTCAAGAATACGCTTTCAAGTGCATTTGTCGGCCTTGTAACTGGTGCAAAATCTCTGCGGCAGGCCATTGGCGACGTGATCATGAAGCTGGCCGAAATGGCTGCGCAGCGCGCATTTGACATGCTTTGGAGCGGTGGCCTTGGAAAGGTCGCTGGCGGTCTTCTGGGGGCGCTGTTTGGCTTTGCAAGTGGTGGGGTTTTCGCGGCTGGCACTGTGACGCCGTTTGCGTCTGGCGGGGTTGTTTCCAGCCCGACTGTTTTCCCGATGGCGAGCGGTGCCGGGCTTATGGGAGAGGCAGGGCCGGAGGCGATCATGCCGCTTAAGCGCGGGCCGGACGGCAGGCTAGGCGTCACGGTTAACCGTAACGGCCAGAACGGCAATGGCGCGCAAAACCTGCACGTCACAGCGGAGATTATCGACAACGGCGGGCTGCGGGTGATGGTAAGGGATGAAGCCGGGAGGTTGCTGGCCGAAGCAGCGCCGCAGATTGTCAGCCAATCCGTCAAGGCAACGTCTAACGCAATGAGCAAGACAAAAGCATTTGGAAGCGGGGCGCGCTGATGGTGAACGTCTACAAATGGCCTCCTGTTGGCGCTATCAGCCGGGAATGGACGCAGATTGCGCCCGTGAGTGTATCGCGGTCCATGATTACCGGGGCTGAGTTTGTCACGGCGGCGCAGCGCAGGCGTCGTGTGGCGCAGATTGAGGTATCTGCCATCTTCTCGCCGTTCGAGGCTGGCGCTGGGTATATGGAGGCACTGAAACGGCTTCTGGACGGCGGTATTCATCTGGTCCGGCTGGAATACTATAAGCCGGGGTCATGCCATCTTGACGTGACGGATGGCGAACGTCAGGGCGGATGGGTGGAATGGGTAACGCCGCCGTCAGGGTTCGGATGGATCATTCCGCCCGGTGAGTTCCGCTGGTTCGCTGGCGTTGATCTGCCCTATACGGTCACGACTGACGGTGGGTTGCCTGCCATTCGTGTCACAGGGTTGCCTCCGAATGCGCTGGTGGCACTGCCGGGGGAGTTTGTATCAGTCGAGGTTGACGACGAATTGCTGCGGTTCATGGTGGTTGCGCCTGCGTCCAGCGATGGCGCCGGGGTGGTAATTATCCGCCTGACTGCTGAGCCGCCTGCGGGTGATCGGGTTAGCATTGGCGCACGGGATACGGGGATATTCAAGGCCGATGCGCTTCCACGGGCCGTCGAGCCGTCGCGGGGGGATTGGTCCTATTCGTGGCAGTTCACCGAGGTATTTGAGGATGAAGGCCGGGGGGCGCTGGTGGAGATTGACCCATGGAGTTGAAACGCGGTGTTGACGCCGATGTTCTGACCGCGCTGGAAGAGCCGACATTCCCGATCCTGATGGTGCACCTTGATTGGCCGGACGCTCCGGCTTGGGCGCATACCGGCGTCGGCGTCATCGAATGGGATGGCAACGATTGGCTAGGCGTCGGCCCTGTCGGCGGTATCAGCATCCCGGCTGAGGCAGTTGGCGGGGTTGTATCAGCTGAGGCAGTTCTGTCGCTGGTGGGTGTCCCTGCCGATCTGGACGGGCTGGCAGATGATGCCATTCGCGGGCGGTCGGTTGATGTCTACATCGCCTTTGTCGAGGGCCGTCCGGGTGGGGCCAGCGGTGCGGAGACGACAGGGCCGGGGAATACGCTGATCGGTGATCCTGTCGCGCTGTTCAGCGGCACCATGGGCGGGCTTGATTTGGACGCCAAAGACACCGGGTCAGGCGTTGAACATACTGCCGCTGTGCCGGTCGATACTGGGCCAAGCGCGCGGTCTATGGCGACGGTGTATCACAGCGACGAGGACCAAAAGCGACAACATCCGACTGATACGGCGGGTCGGCTTGTCATTATGGCAATGGCGAACGCGGAAAAGCTGCGATGGCCGGAGAATTGACGCCTGACGCCGTGATGGCCGAGGTTGACCGCGTTATGTCGGCGCCTTGGGCATGGGGGGATGCGGATTGCTGTGTATCGGTTGCTGATGTGTTCCTTGCGCTGCATGGGGTTGATCTGGCGCACAGGTATCGCGGCACCTATTCAACATCCATCGGCGCTGCGCGTATCGTGCGGCAATGGGGTGGGTTTCGGGATATGGCGCAGCACTTGGCAACCGAGGGCGGGCTTGTCGTTTCTGACGCCGCTCCGGGCGCGGTGGGGGTTTCGGCGGGTGGCGTTGCCAATGGCCTAGAGGGACGCGCCATGCTAATCTGCGTCCAGCCCGGCATCTGGGCGGGAAAGTCGCTTGATGGCTATGTTATCCTGAGCAACGCGGAGAGGTCTTGGTGCGTAAACTCCTACTGATCACCACGGCCATTATCGGGTTTGCCTTGCCGGATGCGGCGGATGCAGCGCCTGTCATCGGGGCTATATCGTTTCTGTTCGGCGGGGCCGGGTTCGGCGCCATCACTTCCATCTGGGGGATTTCAGCCGGAACGCTGGGCTTTGCCGCCTTGAGCGCAGCGCTGCGCATTGGCGGGTCCCTGCTGCTCTCTGCCGTTGCGACGGCGATCCGTGGCAAGCCAAAACAAGCCGATGTGGTGCGCGACCTGATGCGACCGACAAGCCTCCCGCCATATCGCTATGTTTATGGCGAATGCCGCGCGCCGGGGTCTCCCGCGCCCGTGAGGGTCAAGGGGAAAATTCTTTACGGCTGTTATATCCTTAACAGCCGTCCAAGCGCCGGGCCATTCACCGTCTATCTGGACAAGCGGGTAGTTGAGGTGACAGGAAATCCATATGACTTTTCCGGCACAGGGGCGAGCGCAACAAATGCGCCATTCGTCGGCCATGCAAAATACTGGATTGGGCGTGGCGATCAGGTTTCACCTCCTGCGCAAATCCTGTCAGAAGCTGGTGATATTTTCCAAGCAACGGACGGGTGGCGTGGGCTTACGGTGATATGGGTCCGTTTCGATGTCGGAAAGAACTCGGAGCGGCTGGAGCGCTGGCCGGGAACTCCGCCTGAGGTCATGGTGGATGGCAAGTGGTCGATGGTGGCCGATCCGCGTTCTCCTGCCGCCCCTGACGCATGGAGCGCCAATCAGGCTCTTTGCACTCTGGACGCTCTGCGCCGCAATCCGCTGCGCATTTATGACGACAACTGCCTGTGGCTGGAAACCTTCGCATGGGCTGCGGATGTGGCCGACGAGCCGGTTGCTGTGGTCGGTGGCGGCACCATCCCGCGATATGAGGTGAATGGGGTTCTGGTTTGGAGCGAAGGTTCTGAGCTTGAGGATCAGGTATTGCCGCTTGCTGCGGCTGGTGCATCGCGGATGGTCCACAATGGCGGGCGGCTTGGGATCATCCCCGGAACCTATTCCGCGCCGGTCATGACGCTTGACGATGTGCTGACGGACAATGGATTGGCATTCAGCCGCTGGCGTCCATCGTCTGATCTGATCACCGAGATTTCAGCGCAGTATGTCAGTCCGGAACGGCAGTATGAGGATGCAGAAACCCCGGCCTATATCATCCCCGGCGCGCAAGCGATGGATGGCGGGGTGCGGCGTCCCGGACAGGTTGATCTGCGTTTCGTGACGGATCATCGTCAGGCGCAGCGCGTGGCGAAGATTGTCGGACTGCGGTCGCGGATGCAGCGGTCGTTGTCTGGTGTTTTTCCGCCGAAAGCGTTTGATCTGGTGGGGGGCAGCGTTGTTACGATAAGCCTGCCGTCGCCTTATACTCACCGGAATGGGGTTTATGAGGTAGAAGAGGCACATCCGGCACTTGATCCGGTCGGCCAGTCAGGCATGGCAATGCGGGTTGGCCTGTCGCTGCGCGAAACATCACCGGATGTTTACGCCTGGACGATTGCAGACGAAAAGCCGATTGCATTCGGTGTATTCGAGCCAAACATCGGAGCGGTGCAGGTTCCCGGCGTCCCGACAATAACCAGCGATGCCAGCACGACGCTCATCAGCGGCGACAGTTCCGTCGCGCGGGTGCGGTTTGTCTTTGCGCCAAGTGCGAGCCAAACAGTCGTTAGTTACGAATGGCAATACAAGCAGGCCAGCGGTCTTTGGCAGCAAGGCGGTATTATCGACCGCGATATCGTCACGGGCGGCGGAGATATATTCGGTCATCTGGTCCCGGTCGTTATTGGCGCCAGCTACACGATCCGCGTGAGGGCTTTGGCGCCCGGCTCTGCATCTGAATGGGTTGAAAGCGCGGCCATCACGGCAAGCGCGGGGGCGTATCTTGCCCCGGCTCCGACGCCAGTGCAGGCAATAGGCGGCGCTGGAGAGATTGCAGTCACATTCCAAGCGCCGAATGACAGCGATTATCGCGCCATGGATATCTGGGGCGCTGATGTTGACGACTCTGGCGCAGCGGTGCAGTTGTTCGGCCAAATCTATGGCGCGGCAAATGTCATTGTGACAGAGGTCGAAGATGGGCTAGGCTCTGCCGTAACACGCTATTACTTCGCGCGCTCGCGTGATAGAAATGGCAGCATATCCCCCTTTAGCGCGTCGATCAGCGCAACAACGACATGAGGCATAACATATGACGCTTGAACAACCGACCTATGCCCTGCCGCTGTTTACGGGCGATACCGTTGCGACGAAGGCCAGCCATGACGCGGAAATCAACCGCGTTGTGGGCATCCTTTACGACAATGATCAATACCTTAGCACCCGCATTGACGGGGTTGCCGTCGCTGGGGTTCTGGTTGGCGACTGGGACGCGGCGAGCGGCGCCTTCCCGACGCTGCGGCCTGATGGCGAGCCGATCAAGCGCGGTGACATCTGGCGCGTGATTGGTGCCGGAACGGTTGACGGCGAGGCGTTCGTGGTTGGTGACTATCTGCAATCTGTGCAGGATGGCGGCGGTGTCACGTTCGAGGGGAATTGGGTTCGCGCTGCCATCGGACAGATCGCGGAATATGCCGACAGGGCAGAGCAAGCCGCGATTGCGGCTGAGATTGCAGCGTCGGAAAACTACGGGGCGTTCGCATCCCGCGCCGAGGCGCAGGCGACAAATATTCCCGTCGCGCAACAGCGCATTTTTGTGCATCACAATGGCCTGTTGCTGGCCTATGACCGTGCGACGGCTGGCACTGCGCTGGTGAGCGGTGACGGCGCGATTTGGATGCCGTCCGCTACTCTGCCGTCATACATGCAGCATTGGGGCGTGAACACCTATAACAGCGAAGCAGCGGCCCTTGCGGCGGGCGCTGCGATGACTGGCGGGGAGAGGACGGCTCAACAAACGGCGATTGCTGCGGCTTTCGGTGAGATTTCTGGCGAGTTGGTTGTTCTGGGTTTTGTCGAGGCATTCGATCAGATCACCGTCAATCCTGCGCGTCGGGTGCGACTGTCCAGCGGTGCTGACTTCCACGGCAT